ACGGCAGCAGCACCAACGATTGTCCAGCCAGTACCAACAGCCAAAGTGACTGCGTCGGCTGCGTCGATGTTGATTACAAAAAAGTCAAATGCAGAATTGACTTTTTGTGCGCTAGGCATATCTGCTTCCAACAAAGCAACTGTTGGCAATGTTAGGTTGCCAGCGGTGCCGTCAAAAACAAACAGACCATTTTGAAGTTGTGCAGCCGTTGCGGTTGCTGCGGCAGCCAATGCAGTAGGAGCGCCTTGAACGAACATAATTGCTTCGTCAGATGCGCCTGCGCCGACCTGATAACCGCCTGTGCCATTAGAAAGTGCCATGATAATTTTCCTTAAAAAAAGTTACGAATGGGGGCCGAAGCCCCCATTGATTTAGCCCCAGAGACGGACGGCAGTGACAGGACGGATGGCGTTGTAGCCATACAGAACGTCAATACGGCAGGGGAGACGGTCGTTGTTGATGTCGTACTGACGCACGATACGCAACGAAATACCGTTGTGGACTTGGCGCGAAGCCATGTCAACGCCCTGTGGCAACAACAAGTCAGCCGTAGCGAAGCTAATGGCATCTTTGTGGTAGACCAAGTTCTGTGGGTAGCCGGTGTTAGCCGAACCCAACATCGTCACAACAGCAGAGGCTTGTGGGAATGAGTTAACAGTTGCCAAAGCGTTTGAAGCTGTGAACAAAGCGGGGCTAATGTTCAGCGTAGCGGTCGAAGAACCAACTGCCACAGCAGTTACTGTGAACTGTTGGAGGCTGCCGGTTGATTGACGGGTCTGTGGGTTAACAGCGAACACACCAGCGATGGTGAATACGTCGCCCACGTTCCATGTCTTGCTCGAACCAGTAAAGCTGATTGGCAAAGTGGATTGACCTTCAGTTGCGACAGTTGATGTCACAGTGATGGTTGTACCCCAATCGCCGTTCGTGTGGTTGCTGATTGACTGAGACATATTGATCTCGTCCAGACCCAAAATGCCTTCGCCCATCATGCCGTTCTTGAACTGGCGGCTGATAGTGCCGGTTGGGTTAAATAAGCCCTTCATGCCTTCAACCAGACCAGCGTTAGCAGCAGGGTTAACTGTTGCGTAGCGTGGGGACATAGGTGTGGCAAACTCGTTAAGCTTCTGGTTAGCTTGGAGCAGAACCAAAGAAGTCGAAGGAGTTGTACCTGGTGTGCCAACCGAGTTAGCGATGCCTTTGTACGAAGTTGCGACGTCGGCGTCAACCGAAGAGGCAAGCTGCGAGACGCGAGGTTTCAACACACGCTCTGCGAAGTCATCCAACTGCATTGTCAATTCAGCAGAGGTGAAGTTAACACCAATGTGTTTCTGGCTAGACACAGTCAGCGTTGTGAACTGTTCGTTGTCGGCCTGAACTTGCAGGGCGGCACCGTCAGTCACCAGCGCACGATCGGGCAGGCGGATACGGAGGGTTGAGCCAATCTTGGCGCCTTCAACAGCGAAGGAGTCGTCATACTGGCGGTTGACGTTACGGGTAATCACAAGGTTGTTCTCAAGGATTTCGAGAGCCTTCCGTGTGATCATATCAATGGTTAAGAGTGAATTACTCATTTTGATTTCCTAAAAGTAAGTTAGCGGTTGCGTAGCGCTTCCTGCTTCTTAACCTGGCGTTGCCTTTCAGCTTCAATCCAATCTGACGTACTCATCGTTTTGATAGAGCGTGGATCAGTTGTATCGTATGCGGGCGAACCCGTGCTTCTAGCAGTTACCGGACTAATAGGCGATGGCGCCGAAGATGTCTTTTTGGTGGGCGGATCAGCGGCCAATTTGGCTTCGATTCTTCCAATTTCCTTTGCCTGCAAAAGCGGCGGTAGGCGAGAAATGCGTTCAGCTTCTTTCGGATTAGCCCCAAGGTGATAAGCCAAGTCTGGACCAATATCAGAATACTGAATGGCTTGCGCCATTTCGCTAGTGATTGTAAGTTTGGGGTTGTAGGCGACTTGTTCAAAGTCGTCGTACTTCTCCCGCGCTTTTTCCTCTCTATCGTGATAAGCCTCAATCACCTCTGACTGCTGTTTCTGCTGTTCTCGTTGCGCAACCAATTGCTCGGCTTTCTGGTACGCCAATGCTTCGGCATATTCTTCGGTCGATGCAAACTGATCTGGCACAACAGGTGCAACAGGCGCAGAAGGGGCTGATTGTTGCCTTTCCCTTTCCCACTTACGTTGTTCTCTTGCTAGTCTTTTGCCGATTGCTGCATCTAACTCTTCTTGTGAGAAGGTCTTAGGTGCTGCTTCAGCTTCTTCCGGCGTTTGTACTTCAGAGATTGGGGCTACCGTAGCTTCCAATTCCGGCGCGGGCACTTCCGCTTGGTTTACTTCGTCTGACATTTGTAACTCCGAGGAGTCCTGGTGGATCGCACCAGTACGATTAGTATATTACTTAGACTGTATAGGTGCAAGCACCCACGAAACTGTAGCTTCATCCCAGCCGTACTGTTTACCGTCTGTTGGCTTTGGTACAGGGGCTTCCCATAGCCATGAAGCATTTAATACCCATGAAGGGTAAGGCGCTGGGGCGTAAAACTTATCGTTAAGGGAATCGTATGTATACCCAATCCCTGCGTAGTTTCCACGCAACGGGCGACCTTCAGGGTGTTGATTGCCGTAGGTGTTGTAGCTAGTCTGTATCCACTGACCAGGCAAAGCGTTTACAAAATCCTGTTCTGCAACAATTACTTGCTCAACAATACCGTCAACGACTTTTGCGAAGTGACTCACTTTACTTCCTCTTCTACGGCTGGCTCTACCCAATTAGGATCGTGCGCCCATTCTACCGATGGAAGCGCAGCTAACGCCTCAACATCCAAACAAGCCTCAATCGCTGCAATAGCCTGTGCAGCCTGCACACGAATCTCTTGACGCCATGCAGCCCAATCCTCTGCCACAACAGAACCCGTCTCAAACGCCTTTACAGCCATCCAATCACTAGGCAATAGAATGCTATAGGCTTGTGCGTTGATTGCGTCTACAGCCTGTTTTACGCACCCTGCCAAGTCTTTAGCGATAGATGTGTATGCAACATCTACCTGTTTGGTTTCAGCGTTGTATGTTGGGGGCAATTCTGTCACCCAGTAATACTTGTCATCAGGGCGCTCGCCGTAGACAACATCCACAATACCAAGTGCTGCTTTCTCAGCAGGGGTAGAGAGGTTGAGCCAATCTTGAGGGTACACGGTGTTGCCGATTTTGAAAGCAATACCTTCAGGCAAAAACCTTTCAAAAGCGTTGTCTTTAATGATTGCAAACATAATTATTCCTTAATCAACGGGCGAGGGCGTTTTTCAGAGGATTCTCTGCAAATGCCATGTATATGTATGTATCGCCGCTTCCGTTTATGTCGTTATCCGCAGTACGGCATTTAAATCCATTTGAAAGTGCGTCAATAGAAACAAGCACGTTATTTAATTCTTGCGAACTGCTATTAGGAACTAAATAGTCTTGCATTTGGTTGTATGTTGATCGTGCCGTGTCCCAAATAAGCCAATTGCCAACATTATTGGTTTGTTTCACCATTACAAATCTAGGTCTAAAACCTGTGTAAATAAATGCACCGTCTGTAGAGCCGTTACCTGTGTAGCCACCAAACTTGCTAAAACCGTCAATATCGGCAAAGCAGTAAGCAACATGAGTAGATGCCGTACCACTTCCAGAAGCAGTCCCTACACTAAAAACAGAAGATGTTGGAGCAGTTGCGTTCCATACTGTAGTTGCTAAAGTTTCTGCATTGGTCTGATTGAGATACAAAAAGTAAGACGCAGACGTTAATGATGCGTGATATACAACCCAAATGCCAGAATCACCGCCTGCATTACTTCGACTTTTTGCAATCACCATTTTAGGCGCGACACCTAACCCATGACCAATCGTAGCCGCTGACCCAGTACCCGTCCAAGTCGCCACACTAAACCCTGCCGTTGGGTTTGCGCTTACCTGTGCGCTGATTGATCCTGCTGTGTTGGTGACTGCTGCGCCGCCTGCTTTCCATTGCCAAGCGACAATATTTAACCCGCTTCCGTTAGTAGAATTCCAAAATGGGGTAGTTGCTACGCTCCCAACAGTAAACCCGTTGCTATTAAAAGAAACAAGATTATCGCCTGCATTAATGGACAGGGCTTCTGCATCCGTAGCGTTACTTGTTAATCCACTTGCTCTGCCACGTACAGAATCAAATAAAGCGTGAAATGCGCCTGAACTCCGTGATTTAAACCAAATAAGATCAGGCTGAAACGCCGCAGCATTTGTTATGCTTTGTGTGCTTGCTGTACCCGTATACAGAGTCGCATCCATTACCGTATTACCCTTCACAATAGTGCTTGCAGCAAGGTTAAACGTATTGAGCGCAACAAAGCCTGTTGGGGGCGTGTAGGTGAATGGGCGTTGACCGAAGTTGAAGTCAGCAGACTTAGAAACATTACTAGCTCCATCACTATAACAAGGAAAGCACCCTGAGCTTAGATTGGGTACTGTTCCAGAACCAAATGTAGCGGTATATTGCAAAGTATTATTTTTATAGAAAGCGACTGTTCCAGCGCTCATATCTAAAGCTATACCGATAATATCTGATGTTGTATAGCTTGCACCTGTCCCAGAATTACCGCCATCCCAATAAACTATACCGCCTTCCCAATAGCCAATAGCATTTGAACCTGCGCTACTAATTGATCCTGTAAAAGCAGTTCCGTTAACTCCACATACAGCACCAGCATAACCATTGCCAACTACTTCCCAATACCATTTGCCGCTAGTCAGGAAAAATGATGCTGGTTTAGTTCCTTTTGCTGTACCACCATTGGAGATGCTCAAATTGCCGTTAGTAATGCTGTAAGCAATGTTGTTAGAAATAGGATTTAACACAGCATAATTAGCCGCCGTAGCAGAGGTCAGCGTAGGCACATCCGTCATGGAGTCATACGTCACACCAGCCGTTAAGCTGATGTTGTTGACCGTCCATGTGTTGCTGTTGCCTGAGAAGTCCGTACCAAGAGCCGCTGCGGTAGAGTTATCCGTGAACTTGAGATAGAACCCGTTTGTGCCGTATGTGCCTGTGTAGGGTGCGGGTTGCCATACGCCTGTGAGTGCGTTGGTTGAGCCGAAGGATGCGGGTGTGAGGGCTTGACCGTCGATGAAGTTGATTTCTGCTAGGTAGCCGTCAAACTCAGCGTTAATTGTTCCACCACCAATAAAATGAGAATTTGTTGAATTTACTTGATGGTCTGTGTTGCTAAGTATTGTGTTTGTTGTTAATGTTTGCTGAACGCCATTGATGTAAATAGCCACGACTTGAGCAGTTGCATTGATATTTAAAACAACGTGATACCAAGAGGACGGGTCACGAAAGACAGCACTTGATGTGTACTTACCTATTGAGCCATCGTTTCCAGACTGAAATTGTAGGGTATTGTCAGAATTAAATCTAAAATCAACCTTGTCGGATGATGAAGTTCCTGCCGCAAACAACGAATGCTCTGCGCTCAACGCCCCTCGCTTAACCCATGCGCTCCACGTCCAAGTCTTACGATTCCCCGCACTTGCAGGAGTCCGATTCAAATAAGCAGTCGCACTTGCACGAAACCTAACAGACCTTTGTAGGTTATAACCAGAAGCACCCGCAGCACCCAATAATAGTTGCTGTATGCTCATGTCACGTTTCCGCTAATCACACAGACTGTGCCGCTAATAAACAGGATCGTCGCTACGCCACGGGTAGCTAATGTCACCGTTGCCTTATCTGTGTCTGTGCCGCCAATGTATGCAGTCGTAATGGTGCAAGTAATCGTAATATTGCCTGTCGTGTTGTTAAACACAGAAACCGCATCGCCTGTTGCAAACGTAGCATCAGGAATAGTGATTGAACCACCTGACCCAACTTGGATATATTCGCCCACATCGCCTGTTGTCAAAGTGTAGCTTGATGTCTTTGCAGCACCAGACTGAGGGATTTGACGCACATTACCCGCAGCATCTATTAGCGTTGTAAACGTACCCGCTGCCGGAGTTGTGCCACCAATAGCAGGTGGACTAGCTAAACTTAGCGTACCGCCTAGCGTAAGGTTGCCAGAACTTGTAACTGTACCTGTTAGGGTAAGACCGTTGACCGTACCCGTACCGCCGACAGAAGTAACTGTACCCGCACCTTTGCCGTTGAAAGTATTCCAATCGGTGCTAGTCAAATAGCCGTCTACGCTTGTGCTTGCAGCCGCCATGCTAATCGCAGGCGTTGTGCCGCCACTTGACACCACAGGCGCAGTACCTGTGACGTCCGTAACTGTTCCTGTGCCAAAACCACTAGGGTTTGACGCAGGATATGCGCCTAATGCTGTTAAAGCATCGCCGGCAGTTGTAGAGCCTGTACCGCCATTGGCAACAGCCAATGTGCCGCCAAGAGTCAGTGTGCCTGATGCTGTAATTGGACCGCCAGTTAAACTCAAACCCGTTGTACCGCCAGAGCCGTCAACGCTTGTGACCGTGCCTACACCCGCTACAGATGTCCAGGTCGGTGCTGATGCACCATTAGATGTCAGAATTTGACCAGCCGTACCAGTATTGCCGGCGAGTGAGATTGTGCTGTTAACACGCAAAGTTGTGGCAGTCACAGCCGCTGGGTTAGAGGCACCAATAGTCAAGCCGTTAGCTGTGCCGCCAGTAATTGTGACGGCATCCGAGCCTTGCACGGACATTGTGCCTAAACCGGTAATGTCGGTGTTAGGGATTGTGGCACTTGCCGTCATGGCTGATGTGCCGTTGCCTTTAACATAGCCTGTCAAAGTGGCCGCACCAGAGCCACCAGAAGGTACAGCTAATGGCGTACCCAGACCAGAAATTGTGCCGCCTGTGATGGCCACAGCACTTGCGTTCTGGGTGGACATTGTCCCAAGACCAGTAATGTCAGAATTTGGTATTGTGGCCGAAGCTGTCAAAGCGGTTGTGCCAGTGCCTTTGACGTAACCCGTTAAAGTGACAGCACCTGTGCCGCCCTTTGCTACTGCAATAGTTGAGCCGCTCCAGGTTCCGGCAAGAACTGCACCAGTTAGCGAGATGTCATCAAAGCTTGCTACGCCCGCATCGTCCGTATAAACAAGTGTGCCGTCAGCAGCAGGAATAACAAGCGTTTTTGTATCCGCTGTTTGTTCCGCGTCAAGCGTTGTTGAACCGCCAAGGGTTGATTGAAAGACGGCTTTGCTCATGGCATTTCCTATTCGTAAATAACCGTGGCTTTAACAGTGCCGCCAATTGCAACATTTAACCCATAATTAGCAAACGCACCGTCTACGCCAAGCGGGTAAAAAGTTGCCGCAACTGGGGTAAAAGTAGCCAAAAGCACCTTAGTTGTGCCGCCACTAGCTTCATCATAAACAGTAATTGTAGGTGTGCTAGATGCAGCACTTACAAAGATTCCTTTGATTTTACCGGCGCTTGTTTTTACTTGCGTCGTGGCTTCAATGTAAGTGTAGTTAGCCATAATTTAACCTTGAAAATTTTTAATTAAACAAATATTAAACATACTTGATACGGAGTTGTTATTAGCCGAACCTATCGCAGTTGCGCCAACGCAACTTTTTTCGGGGATCGCTGTTGGGTAGTTAAACATATATTGCACAACACCGTTGTTTAATGTCGTAATTGCGCCAACACGAACAATATTGTCATCCGGTGAGTGAACAAGCAATTTGCCAGTAATTGATGTGCTGCCGGAAGCTTGCCCCGCGGTAAACAAACCATGTACCAAAAACGCTGTATACCCAGCCGGAACGCAGTAATGACCTGTTGTGCGGTTGTTATACCCAATAGCAATCATGTCGTACAAAACAGCCGGAACACCCGCTGTAACAGTGCCTGTGCCTACGTTAATGTCGCCTGCGTTTGCACTACCAGAGCCTATAGAAGTTACCGTCAATCCGTTAACGTACAAATAGCTATTGACTGTGTTAACCGCCGTCTGGCCGTTTAGCACAATCGTTTCAGATACTTCGTTAAAACTACCGTTAAGCCCAGTAATAAGCACTGTGCGCGCACCTGTCCCGCTAGGACTTGCATCGGCAGCGTCGGTTGAACTTACTTTTAACACCGACGCAGCAGTAGGGTGTGGCACCGTGCCGCCATTTGGCCACACAGACTCTTCTGACGTATCTACGTCAGGGTTGTAGCCAAACACTGTAATAGCTGAATGGCCAGGAATTAAGCCACGCGAAACTTGCAACGAAAAGTTTTCGTCTTTGCCGTACTTGGTTTGCGAGTCATAAATGTTCATGCTAAGAACTTTAGCTTATACAGCGTTGAAAAATAAAGTGCCAAAATTTCGTCAATCAAATTCTGAAGTGGCGTGTCTTCTTTGCCACACACTTCATACCGGTTCTTTTCAATCTCTTTGACCTGTGCCTCTAAAAACTCAAGCACATTCGTGGTTTTCTTAGCAGATTGTAGCCCGATTGGACCCATTAAGCCATGCTTGCCTTGATATGCTTCAGCAAAGCCATCTGCCAGATCAATGATGTTTTCATAGAACTTTTGCAGTGCTTTGTGCTTGGCATACGACCTAGTGTTAAGGTGTACGCTATGAGTTACGTCGCGGGCTAAGAACAGCATACCCATGAATTCTGCGCACTTCATTGTTGTGGCTCCATTGGCATCATCTCAGGGGGCGGCATCTGTTGTTCCATTGGCATCTGCTCCATCGGAGGCTGCATCATGGGTTCTTGAGGCATCTCAAACTGCTCACGCTGTGGCGCACCACCAATCAAATCACCCGTATCCAAAGCAGCAGCAATGGTGCCTTGCACAATATCCTGAATCTGCTCAAAAGTCATGCCAGCTTGAACCGCCGAGATACGCTTGGTCTCTGCATCAAATGCTTTGATCTGCGCCTCATAGTCTTTGCGGGCAATGTCTTGTGCTTCCATAGACTTAGACACGTTTTGCAGCATCTGGTGCATTTGCTCCATTTCCTGACCCATTGCTTCCATCTGCATCTTGGCAGCTTGCATCTCAGGTGACTCATCGCCACCCTCCATGATCTTAGGATCAATGGTCTTAGCAAAACGCTTGGACATCTCCTGCGCACCAGGCCAATCCATGTTCTTAATAAACAGATCGCCTGCCACAGACCACAACTGTGGGTTGCCTTGCAAGAGTTGCGCCATCGCCTCCAACGCTTCTTGACGCTTAGTCATGTAGCTTGGGCCGGTCGTGACACAGACGTCGTACTTACCGACACCCATGTTGTAAATCTTCTCAAGCACAATGCCTTGGTTGTCCATGATCTTATTGACAGGCATTGGCTGGTTAGGATTAACCTTAATCAGGTCAGTCTCGCCATCCTCACCCACAATGCGCGCAATGCGCTCAGTGTCATAAATCTTAGGAATCAACTCCACAATCTGGCGGGTAATGTAACGCACAGCACGGGCTAAGTTATCCACATAGTGGTATGTGCCAACATCAGCCTGACGCTCACGCGCCAAGATTGCTTTGCCAGAACGCTCATTTGATGTTTGACCAAGGCTAGAGTCATACTGCCCTGTGGTGCCTTTAATATCGTCACTCGCACCCATTTTGGCTTGAATTAAGCCAGTTTGGGGCAAGGGAGGGGGCGCACGTTGTGGCAGGGGCAGAACACCACCCATACCGTCTGTCACATCAGGGTTAACTTCCAAATACGGCCAATTGGTTGTGTTCGCTGTCTTCCACTGCTGCTCATAGCCCTCAAATTGACCACCATAGCCAATAAAGGGGGCTTTGGGTGCCAAGGCTAACATCTCAGCCTCTTGGCTAGTCCAGTAGTTATACATACGCTGCGCGTCTTTTGCGTTACGCACGATACCAGAGACATAAATACGACCGTCAACTTCAAATTCGTTGCCGACCACACGCACCACAGGAATAGATGAGCCTGCCCAATCTTGCGACTCAAGAATCTCAAAACCGTTGATTTTGCACCACTTGACCTTCTTGATGTCAACGACTCTAGTCTTAATGGGCTTCATGCCAGTTGCAGCCATCTCTTGGTCTTCAACCGAGCCTTTTATCGCCGTCACGTTACCGTAGTACAGGTTGAGCGTGGCTTTCTCATGCTCAATGTAGAAATACTCGGCGATACGCACCGTATTCTCGCTAATCCACTGCGAGGTGGACTGATCGCCCACACCCTGCTGCATCATAGAAGAAATAGGCTGGGCATCAGGGAACTGACGCTCGTATTCAGCTTTGGTTAAGTCTTCGGTAATAAAGCACCACTGCGCATCCGACCCACACGGGTCTTGGATGGTGGGGTCCATGTAGACGCTGAAACTGTTACGGATACGGCCAATCTTAATGTCTTGGTTAAACGTATCATCGTCGCAGTACTCGGTCAACAAACGGAAATAACCCTCGCCATACGCCACTTGGTTCTCACACGCCGTGTCATACGCAACATCCGCATCAGAGATGTACTCTATATGGCGTACAAGCCCTTCAAATATCTCAGCGACCTCGACATCAGCCTTATCGTCCACGGGAATCACTTTCCCACTTGGTCGATTTTGGCGTTGGTCGTTGGTAACTTGTCGAACGTGCTGGGGGAGTTTGTTGATGGTGAGACAGGGTCGTGCGTTGATGGTTTGACCTTGGACGGAGCCACGGGTGGCGAGTACGTCGGCTGGCCATTGCCATTGATTGTCTGGGCTAGCAGCGTAGAAGCGCAAGTCATCCAGTTCATCCTCTCGGCTCTCAGAATACGCCGATACGGCCATTGTAAAGCGGCTTTTGGCAACCGAGATGATTTCTTTATCTTTCATACCGTTCCTATGACGTCCTTGTCCTTCATTACAAGAAAACCGTCGTATTCTTGATCAATAGTGCCACTATACATGATGTGGTCGCCCACCGATACCATCAGCGGTCGGTTCGATCCTTTTTTACCTGGACCAACGGCTACCACCACACCTGTGCGGGTGTCTTCTTTTGGCGTTTCAATAATGCTAGATAACGCCACCATTGGGTCAGGCTTGACTACGATATTGTCATTAATTGGTCGGATCATTTTTTCTTTGCCGTCTTAGCTGAGTCTTTAAAGTCTTTGGCAGTCGGGGCGTTCTTGCTGCCGACCTTATTCATGCGCTCACCAGAACCTTCTTTGATGCGCTCGCGTTTAGCGTGAATATTTGCGTATAGTCCAGGTTTAGCCATGATTAACACTTCCATCGTTTTAAAGAAGCTTTTGCACGTTCGCCGTCTTTAGCGTTAGCGGCAACCGCACCCATTCTTGCACAAAAGGACGCCTTGCGTCCTGCATCGGCTTTAGTCTTTGGGTTTGGTGCTGGTGCTTTTAAGTTTGACCCAGTCTCGCGATTATACTTCTCACGCCCTTTGGCAGTCAGTCCAGCGCCCTGCTTTGCGGGTAGTTTCTCGCCTCGACCAACTGATAATGACACGCTCTTTTTTGCCATGTTAGCTGCCCATCCATGAGGTGGCCATGCCACTTTGTGAGTAACTTCTTGTCTTAACTACTGTAGACTCTCTATGCGCCACTGGATACGCAAACGTCACACATATCGCATCTGCTGCGTCCGGTGAGGCCAAACCCCTAGCTCTCATATCCTTTTTAGACTCCAAAAAGATCGTTCCTTTGGAATCCGGTTTCATTATAGGTGATATTAAATCAGTTTTGAGTAATCTGTCACTAGGAATCGACGCAGTTTTCAACCATTGACGCATATCACCCCACATTTGCGCCCTCATGTTGCCATACATCATCGGGTTTTTAGACCTATTACCAAAATTCACCCCCCGAATCTTGTAGCGCTGCTCTTTGAGTCGGTCGACCACCCCTCCGCCCACACCACCCTCGTCAATAACGACCATCGCAGGCTCATATTCCTCAATACACTCAATCACATGACCGACCACGGTCATCGTATCGTCGCCCTTGAACCGCTTAATACCAATAATGTCACGCCCTTGGCGAATTGCAATGACAGTCGAGTCACTCCCGAACCGCGCTGGGTCCACACCAATAATAATGGGGGCGCTGGAATCTTTATACTTCTCACGTTTCATCGCCTCATCGACAATGAGTGAGGATATAAACTGATCATCCCCCGCCGAGGGGAAAGAGCCATAGACTTCAACCGCGGCTTGGGACGAGTCCGCGCCATATTCCTCAATAATCTGCTGATAGACTTGCTTGTCCGTGCCCTCGACCGTGCGGGCATCTACAATCTTGGTCGTCCAGAAGTCGCGCTTAGAGTTAAAGCACTCAAAGAAGTAGCCCGTGTTACGCCTGGGGTTAGAAAACGCCAACCAAAAGCGGTTTGGCGTGTTCTCGGTAAAGAAGCCAGAAGTCACTGCCCAGATCGAGTCATCAATACCAGATGCCTCATCAAAGATTACCATCACACCATCATAGTTGTGGACACCGGCGTAACTGTCTGGGTTCTCTGCTGACCAGAGTCTACCCTCGACCGACCAGTAGCGCGTACCCTTTTTTAAGTCCCGCTCGACCAACTCCGTAATCCACTTAGCCGGCATCAATCTGGTGGCGCTTACCTCAAACCAGTGCGAGTTCAGTGACATCGCCAACCACTTAGTGATCTCCGCCCAAGTCACCGACCTTAGTTGGGACTCGCTGTTGGCTGAGATAATAGTGGTCGAACCGATTCGGGTGGATAACATCCAGATGGTAAGCCAAGAGACGAGCGCAGACTTACCAATACCGCGGCCGCTTGATGTCGCCATACGCAGCGTGTCAAAGTCAATCTTGCCGTTGTTTTGTTTAATGTGATCTCTTAGCGCAATAAGCACCTCCCTCTGCCACTTGCGAGGACCCGTAAAGTTAGCCAGAGGTGTGTTGGCTTGACCCCAAGGAAACGTAAACAGCACAAACGCTAGGGGGTCATCCTTGATTGCGGGTGACCAGAGACGGCTCATTAGAGTCATCTCTTCGGTGGGACTATAAAGAGTACTCTGCATTAGAGTGGCACCCTTTGAGGATTACAGTGGGGGAGTAGACGGTTGTTTGCATGGGGGGGATTGTAAATGATTGTAATGAGGATGAGAATAATAAATAAAAATAAAAATTGTTTGTGGACTGTGCGCACACACACACCCTAGCGCCAGGGCCCTACCCCCCCCCTCTTGGCTGCGTTTGCTTTTTGCTGCACTGCGTCACGCTGCACTAAGATTAGCTTGGCTAGCTAAGATTACTTTCACTTAACTATGCTTAGTATGCTAGCTAAGTTTAGCTTGATATTGCACTGCACAATGATGCACTGCAATATGATGCGATGCAACATAGTGCAATAGCATTTGCCTATTGATTAT